AAGCAACATTTCAACTCGATCAAAACGCTTATCCATTTCAGTTTTAAGCGTTTCCATTTCTGACTTTTTGACGTAAGCATCGCTCACATGAAGTTTTAAGTCAGCAATGTCAGATTTCAATTCTTTGACGGAATCCCACAACTGGCGAGCGAACCAACCCACAACGCCTAAACCAGCGCCAGCACCTATGTTGATAAGATTTTGCCAATCCATTATTTGCCCTTGAATATTGCAAAAATTGCCCACGGTATTAGCCAAACGCTGCATAGCAGTATCAATGGCAAAAGAAACAATATAGCAATAAAGTTAAACAACCTCTACCCAAGATTGTGTAGTTTCGTCCCAATTGTACGGGCCACCTGTCAAAGGATAAGGCACAGGCGATTCCCACAAATAATCGGCACTTAATATCCAACTAGGAAAAGGTTGCGGCGAAATAAACACATCTTTTTCAGCATCATAAGTATAACCAATGCCTGCGTAATTACCACGCAAAGGTGTGCCGCCTTTTAAGTGTTTATTGCCAATCGTGTTGTATGAAGTCTGCAACCATGTGCCAGGGCTTGAGTCCACAAACGTGTCAAAAAACTCAGGTTCAGCAACAATTACTTGTGTAACCTTACCATCTACTATTTTTGCAAAATGTCCCATGATGATCCTTATGCGGTATATGTGCCAGACGATGTAAATGTGTGAATAGTGCTGCCACCGCTTGATGTAACTGTGCCGCCCGTGCCACGCTGCGATCCTACATACGAAATAATGACAATACCTGAACCTCCTGCGCCGCCTGCACCTACGTTTGCACCACCACCACCACCGCCGCCAGTATTTCCAGTTCCTGCCGTTCCTGTTTGACTTGATTGACTTGCTGAAGCCCCGCCGCCACCTGAACCACCCGACGCTGATGCTGTTGACAACGCATGAGAGCCGCCACCACCACCGCCAGCATACGTTACAGCCGAACCAGAGATAGAATTTGAAAGACCATCGCCGCCTGTGCTATTACCTACGCTGCCGCCTGCCGTGCCTGCTGCACCTGCACCGCCGCCACCACCACCTCTAAACGGCGTACTACCATTATTTGCACCACCCACGTTGCCTTGTCCTGACGTACCAGCACCACCTAGAACTGAACTAGCTCCAGTACCGCCACCACCGCCACTTCCACCACTACCACCATTATTATTTACTCGTGCGCCAAAACCACCCCCAAACGAAGTTATTGATAATGTTGCAATAGCAGAATTTGTTCCAACAGAGCCATCGGTAGGGGTACTAAGCCCTCCTGACCCTCCAGCGCCAACGGTAATAGTGTAAGAAATCCCAGAAGCAAGACTTACTGTACCCGTTGAATTCCCGCCCGCTCCACCACCGCCACCACCTTGACCACTATCACCACCGCCGCCACCACCACCACCCGCTACAACAAGATAAGAAACCGTATAACCAGCGGGTTGTGAAAATTGCAACCATCCTGAAGTTGTAACGTCATACCACTCAGGATTACCAGTTGTAGTATTTTGCCGAATAAGGCCCGCAGCACCTGTTGGTCGTTGAGCCGTTGTACCAACAGGCATTTTCCATGCGCCAGTACCTGAACTAGATAACTGAACGCCTGCGCCCGAAAGCGTTAAAACGCCGCTAATTGTCAAGTTTGTAAATGTTGTTGCAGACACACCAACCACTTGAAATTGCGTACCATCGTAGACAATGACAAACAGGTAGTTTGCAGTTAAATCACCAGATACTAATGCGGTATTGCCAGTTTTCGTAATTGACTTAGCACCTAGCGAACTGATGTTGATTGTCACCGCACCTGTATTTGTATTGGCTGCAACAAACGCAAACATTTGACCAGACGCATATGCGGTCAACGAGGGGCTAACCGTTGCTGTGATAGTGTCTGTTCCCGTTACGGTTAAAAAAGAACCAAATGAGTTTTGCACTTGTGCAATATTTGCAGAGTCAGTTGCTGCCGAACCCGCACTCAATCCTGTGAACTTAAAAGTTCCCATGGGAAGATTGGCTGTCGGTGTTGTTTGACCATCTTTGGTCAATGCAGTCGATAAGCCGGTAGCCAAATCAGCGGTCAGCGCATTAAACGCTGTTGATGAAATGACTGTTCCTGTGACAACTGGCTGACCAGCTGAATTGATGACAAATGTGCCGCTGCCGTTATAACTCATTGATTACCTCTGTTCTTCGGGCTGCATTTGCCCTAATTTAGCTGCCAACATCCTTAATGTATAAGGGTCAATTGGTGATTTTCCTGTGTATGACTTTAACGCTTCAGCTACTCGTTGTGCTGCACCGCCTGCTTTACCACCGTAATATGCCGCCTCTCCAACTAATCGTGGCGAAGTTAATACTAGGCCTGGTAACAACGCTGGATTAGTTGCATATGCAGTAGCGCCACCTAAAACACTTGTAGCACCTTGAATGCCTCTTGGGGTAGGCGAACTTAGCATTTGACCGGCTAGTTGGGGAAACAATGTGTCAGCGCCTGGCACACCCGTAGCCTCTAATTGCCGACCTAAATCAACCCGTCTGCCGTAATTGGTATTTGCATTGTTACGCAAAATTGATTGCAACTTGCGAACCGATGTATCAATGTTGGCTTTCTTGCCTAATGACAACGATCCTTCAATGTCTTTAAGCAACGCACTTGCTTGCTCGTAATCGCCCATTACTTTTGCGTAATCAGGCGCTTGCTTTGTAATTTCGTTTTTTACAGAGTTATACAAATCGTCTGCAACTTTACGAGCAGGCGTTCCATACGGCAACGCTTGTTGTATATCACCAATGGCTTGTTTTAACTTGTCAAAACCTTCAACCGTTCTAAATACAGCAGGATTGCCGGCTTTAAATTCAGCAACTTTATCTTTAATTTCTTTTAAAGCACTTGCTGCGTTGCCACGAATAACAACACCGTTAAAACTTCCTACTTTTTCAGCGTTGATAATTGCTTGGTCAATTGGTGCAAAATCAAGCAATGTTCTGTTTTGCGTTACGCCAGTCATGCCAGATTTGTACGCATCTGACTTGTTTCTGTACAATTCTGCAACAGCTTCTTTAGCCGTGTTAACTACATTTTCAATTGGCGCATTGCCACGCAATTGACCCAAAAACGCTTCTGCTTTTGCGCCACCAGCTGCGCCTGCTCTAGCTGCTTCACGGATGGATTTTGCGCCTGCGCCTGTTGCCAAACCAACGGCAGGCGTAGCAAGCATTTCTGCTAATTGCAAAGGCTTTGTAACGGATTTAACTGCAATATTTAAAGGATCAATTGAACGACCTACGTTAGCAACAGTTTCACCGGCACGACCCACCATGCCAGGCAATTTACCAACTAAAGAGCCGCCGCCAGTAAACAGCATAGAAATATCTGCTGCCGTTCCTACTGGATCGGTTGCAATTGCTGTCTTAAACCCTTCAAGAGAACCGTATTTTTTAGCATATTCACCACCCACGGCATTAGCCATTTCCACGGCTTTGTCAATCTGACCAGGTTCTCTGCTAATTGAAGTAATGAAATCAGTAACAGACTTGGGTAACGCATTTTTAATTGCGCCTGCGCCTAACATACCAATGCTTTTAGCCGTTTCGATAGGGTTTGTTACGGCTTGGTAAATATCACCGGCAAACTTTGCTGCGCTTGACGGGATATTGGTAATGGCTTGAAACGCAACGTCACCCGCGCCCATTGAACCTTGTGGCGCTTGTGCAGCTGGTGGCTGACCTTTTGCCATGCCTAACAATTCTTCGTTGCTTAACCCTTCTAATCCTTTAGGCGCAGATGGTGTTGCAAGTTTAAGCAATTGCTCGTTACTCATTGACGATATTCCTACTGGATTTACGTCTGATGTGGTTGCGGTTGCCATTGAAGAATATTGCGTTCCTACTTTAGAGGATAAATTTTTGCGTAATTCGCCTGCTGTTAATTTTCCAACCCACGGGTTAGACGCAATTTCGTTTTGTCCCCATACTGAGGTCATTGGGGTATTTTCATCCGCTTTTAAAAGAGCAGGGCCACCGCCCGATCCACCAAACCACATTCCATACATATTTGTCGGATTATCTTCTAACCCGTGACTTGCTAACGTAGCTCGATGTGATTTAGCTAATGCTTCTGCAACCGAAACTTGCGCTTTTGGATCTTTTTGAAATACATCGTAAGAAAGCCCTTGTAAATTAGGGTTTGTTGTAACAATGTGATCGAAAGTTGGTTTTGTTATTTGAAACAAACCAAATGCTGACGATGGGGTTGCGCCTGGCAACGGCACATTGGCAATATTTTGACCGCCAGATTCAGGTTTAACAACTAACCTTAAAAACGGGTCTTGTGTTAACTCATCAATGTTGTATGGTTCAGCCATTATTGAGTCAATCCTCTGCGTTTCAATTCAGCACGAATTTCGCTTTGACTGTAAGTATTGCCAAGTTCCACAGGCTTATAACCCATGTCTTTTCTAACGTTTGGATCAATTTCACCAACTCGTTTGTTCCATTTTTCAACGTTACGTTGATTAGATAATTTTTGTAATCTAGCCAATTCAGTAAGAGTTTTTGCATTAAGTTCAATTGACCCACCAACCACATTTCTTAAAAATTCTCGGTCAGAGTCGGTAAATCCTTGTCCAGTACCAAGCCCAGACGCTTTAATGTTATCAAGCACGTTTTGACCAAGACCAGAAATTAACAACTCAGTCTTTTTAATTGTTTCTTCTGGCCCATTACCCGTAATGTTAAACAAACGAGCAATTTGCAATTTTCTTTCTGCTGCCGTGCCAGTTAATGCGCCAGATTCAACTAAATCAATAATACGATTAGCTTTTTCAATGTTTTGTGGTGCAGATTCAGCTAAATTAAAATGCGTGGTATCCCGTTCTACTGTAGCTTGTGCGCCTTTAGTTGCATATTCTTTTGTAAACGCTTCACCTCGTGTCAGTTCGGCTGCGCCAGCAACTTTTTCCCTACGGAAAGTGCCATCAGGAAGTTGAACCGTTACATTGCCGCTTTCATCAGGCGTACCAACAATCAATTTTCCTTGATTGGTAAATAATGATCCACCTTTAGCCACCACTTGTGGTTTATTTTGTTCATAAGCAAATTTAACGTATGCAGCTGTATCGCCTCTAAATTGTTTAAGCAATGCCAAATCTTTTACAGGATCACCCGTAACAGATGGCAATGCAGAGCCGCCGCCTGGTGGCGTGAATTGACCTTTCGGCGCTACACCTTGAGTCGGTACGCCTTGCGTTGGCATACCTTGAACTGGCGCTGCTTGCGGCACTGCATCAATTTCTTGGTTTGGTGGCAAGTTTTGATAAGCGCCAGATGGCCCAATTGGGAATGATTGAGCAACTGGCATAACTTGAGGTTGCGGCACACTTGTTAATGGCATACCTGTCGGTGGCGCACCCTCACCATATGTTGTGGATACTGGTTGCTGTAATGCTTGAGCTAATTGCTGTGGTTTTGCTCTTTCGACAGGTGGCAATCCGACTAAAGCACGATCAGCATTTTCAGATTTATATAGCAAATCTTGCCGAGCCTGATCTGCGCTATCCATTTGCTGACCCGCAAAATAACCTTGCAAGACTTTAGCAATTCCCGATAAAGGCGAAATGGGCGCTTGAATACCTTGATAGCTTCCCGCTTCAATTGGCTGCAAGGCTTGTTGTTGCAAAATTTGAGCCAATTGTTCACGCCGAGCAATAGAACGGTAATCCTCGTCATACGGCCCTGGCGCTCTATAAGTTTGAGCAGTCGGTATATTTGGGAACATAGTTGCCATGACTTACCCCGTGTAATTGTTAGCAGTTACATCTGGGCCGACAGCGTTACCACGGTCAAACATACCGCCAGTTTGCGCTTGACCAAGTTTAAGTCTAGCCATGTAATCTTTGTAATCTTGCATTTGATTCTGTTTTTGCATTTGCCCATACATACTCATGGCGTTCTGTGCGCCAGCCATAGGATTCTGAGCTTGCGGCATCTGTTGTTGCATATCACCCTGCAACTGTGTAGGCTGGCTTTGCTGTTGCAGCATTTGAGCCATTTTCTGCTGCGGAGTCATGTTGACGTATTGGTTAAGCATCGCAATCCCTTAATAACTCTAAAGTAGGCAACAAGGCAGACTTTAGTGCCGCCATGTTTATTTTATATTTTTCATGCAAATTTGGGTGTTTTTCTTTCATCCATGCCACTCGATCAGTTGAGTGTGCCAAATACGCTGTGCAATCGTAACAATCAAGGCTTGAATGGTCGATTGCATAATGTTCTGGTAGCTGGCATTGAGTCCGTAAAAACGCCAAAACTTGCTCTTTAGTCCATGTTTCTATCGGTTGAATGTACGTCACACCATTCACCACCGATCCGTGCCGAGCCGTGGATTTGTGGCTTTCATCAAGCCTTTGCCCACGAATCAAGTGCGTAATCCCACGTTTTGCAATTGCCTCTGTAAGAGGTTGCCCAACATTTGCCCAACAGCAATTTAAATAACTCTGCACCCGTACTGGTTTATCGCCTGCAAACTGCATACCTTCAAGGCTATGGTCAATCGGCACAATGTCGCTTGGATAGCCGTAAAACTTAATCTGCTGCTCTTGATCTGACTTAACTTCAATAAACTCAACCGCCTCTGCTTTGACCTGTTTGATGATTTCCATCGTTTCGGGGTAAGCCTTGCCAGTATTTGCCCAAAATACAATGGGATTCTTTTCACGGTACAAATACCAACACGCTAAAGAATCCTTCCCGCCTGAAAACGCTAATCCAAGCATTAGAAATACATCGCCGCCATGCCGCCCAAAGACGCAATTCCTTGAATACCTGCATTAGCGCCTGACTGTGCAATACCGTACCGTGACATATCAGCTTGTCCTTGCGCTTGCGTACCCGCAAAAGTAGGTGATGGTGCAACGCTCATGCCTTGATACCCTTGGAACTGAGGCAATTGAATCTGTGAACCGCCCATTAATCCAATGACTTCATTAATTGGCTGTTGTCGTAATGCCAAATCTTGAGCCAATTGTTGTTGCTGTGCGGTATTTTGAAACTGGGCTTTTGCTAGTGCTTGGTTGTACTGTTGACCTTGTGCGGTAATACCTTGACCAAAGTTTTGACCAACAGCAGCATTTGCCAATTGATCGGCAGTTACGCCTTGCCCAAAGTTTTGACCAACTGCGGTGTTGTACAAGCCTGCCTGCGACAATTGCTCGTTCAATCCTTGTTGACGAGCCGCCATGTCAATGTTGATACCTTGTAGGGCAGCTTGGCTATACAAGTCATTAATGCCCATTTGACGGTTTCTATATGCCGCATCGTAGGCAGCTGTGCCAGGCGCTAAACCTTGATTTGCTAGTGCTTGCTTAAAAGATACATCGCCAGCCTGAATGGTTGGATCAAGTCGTGACAAAATTGCTTGTTGAGCATTGATGCCTGCATTAGTAGGCATTTGAGTCAAGTTGCTTGTATCAATCTGTCGTTGTGCCAAACCATATGTGTCAGCAGCGGTTTTTGCTTGCGCTAATCCATACTGGTCAGCCAATGGCGCTGCTTGATAACCGCTAAAATCTTTTTTAATATCAACTGATGTTGGAGTAAAAGGTTGTGAAAGCGTAGCGTAAGCATTAGAAATACCTCTTTCACCAAGGTTTGCTAGTGCAGTTTGTACCCGTTGCTGTGCATCTAGGGTAAGTTGAGCTTGTGGGGTTAGTGTTTGAGTAACTGTTGGTTGACCGCCTCCGGTCATAAACCCTTCACGGGTTGGCGCAGCACCTCGTTTTGCTTGCGCAGCATCGTAACCAGCTTGGTCAAAATAACTAGCGCCAGTCACCGTATCGCCTTCAGGACTGCCTGCCCTCATGTATTGATTACGGTCTACATTGCCAGCGTTGTATTTAGCTAACGCCGCATCATACGAGGCTTGGTCAAACGTTGGGTTTGAATAAGTGACAGTTTGATTCCCAAATGGCGTGTACATATTTGGGTTTGACATAATATTTGACTGCCTAGCCGCTGTCAGGTTATCAATACCCTGCTGCTTGGCTGCGCCAACATAATCTGGTGTTGGCGGTGCTGATGCTGACTTACCCATTTTCTACCCCTAGAAACCGGCACTTTTCTTGCGCCAATGTCAAAAATATAATATCGCCATCCGGTGCTGCATCTTTTACCCTTGCTTCTTCAACAAAACCCATCTTGGTAACTAATTTTAGGCTTTTTGCATGGGTACTGCTCACCGGCACAATAATCTTTTTTACCTTACAAAACTCAAAAGGGTAGCTAAATATCGCTTTTAAATACCCTTTTGTAATGCGTCCATCAATCGCTATGTGGCACACAATCGAGGCTTTATTCCAATTCTCGTAAATCACGCCTGCAATAATTTGACCGTCACGCTCTAACCCAATTGCTTGCGACCCATCTGCAAAATATTTACCCTGTACTCGTTCAGCAACCCAATGGCCTACATCAACGCCTTGGGTTATATGCCACCCCAACCTTGTTGGTAAACAATGTCCGTTGATGCCCATAGAATTGTCGTTCCTTGAGATGCAGATTTAAACTGTGTTGCAGCGCAATATCCGATTCCAGTTACGCCTTGCCAATTGTTTGTGATGACCGTATCTGTAGCCCAGTAGTCTACGTCCCACAAAGCAACGTCCCATTTAGCAGATACTTGTGGGCTAAAACTTAACGCCGCAGTCGTGTCTGCCAAGTCAAAATCCATGTTTAAACCAATGAAAATTGACGGTGTGCCGTTAGTAAATATCGACGGTCTAGCTCTAGTGAAATACTTTTTGTACCCACGGGCATCAAAGTAATTAAACGCTTGCAACGCATAGCCGTTTATGTCGCTTACATCATCAGCGTAATTGTCATCCCACGCATGGGCAACAAATCCATTGCCACCCCAGTACGGCTCGTTGTCAAAGATTGCCCAACAATTAGCGTACTGACCTGTAAAGTTGCACCAGGCTTTAGTAATGTTATTCATCACATATTGCTGTTGTTGGCCTTCAGCAACTGGCACATTGACCGTCAAAGCATTGTGTTGTGGGTCAAAAATAATGTCCCACCCAAAGTTACTGCCATAAGATTGCGTTGCAGCAGTAAATGCGCCTTGTATCTTGTCTGACAGAGCAACACGGGGATCAAGTCTGGATGATTGCAGGCTTGCAGCAAGTGGATACAGACCGTTGTAAGTCAGCATCAACATATCGCCGCCGTACTTTAGTAGGCATCGCTTGCCAACGGGCTTGCCAACCCTCCAAACGCCTATTAGCGCCCACTTTGTAGAATCTGAGGGATCAGTACCCGCCCACACAATAATTTCGCCATTGGACGTTATAAACACTAGGTTATCGTCTACTCCGTAGCCTGCATCAATTGTCCACGTTCCCACGGCAACCAAGAACCCACCAAGTTGGGCAACCGAACTCATGTCAATTGCGTTAGCTGCGCCGGCAATGCTCAAAGTTGGCAAATAATATGCTTTAAGCGAATTGTTTTGCGTAAACCAGACTTGGTTTTTGAAAATAGCAATGTTGCTTAAACTGCTTGCCGTTACGCCAGTAATAGTTGGATTTGTCCAATTTGACCCGTTATATAGTAACGGCGCATCTACACCATTGACCAAATACAAGTAGCCGCCGGCAGGCGTTGTGACGTTGGTGTATTCCCACTTTGCGTTACTCAAGCCCGTCTTAACCGCTGCGCCAACCGCACCGCCAGCAGTACAGTCGTAAATCGACGTTCCTGCAATTGCAAACAATTCGTCCGTTGCACCGCTTGAATAACCCATCAACGTCTGAACTTGACCCGTGATGCCGGTGGAGTATTTAGTGTATCCACCACGCAACACCACATTGTTAACTGTGGGGAACAAATTGGTTAATTGAACGGCATCGAGCGTATCCATGTTTGCAATGGAATCCCGCACGTTCCAACCACCTATAGGCGCTGGTAATGACTGAACCCGTGCCGCCGTACCTTGAACAAGTCGGCTTGCCATTAGTTTGTCCCGTAGCCGGTGTCAGGAATGTTGTCGTAGCCGATCAAGACTGTGCCTGGGCGTGGTGCAAACGACAAGTTAGCCGCTGACATATCCTGCGCCCGAACAATCTCAAACTCCTCTATATAGTTGCGATACATCGCCGTAGTATCAAAGCCTTTAGCCTCAAAATACTTGAGCTTTGTAGCCAATACCATCAGGCGATCTGGGTAAATGCAAGTATCTGTGTCGGCAGTAAATGAATTCTTTACAACATCAGTTGACGATAATGCCCAACCCTTTGACCGATATTCGTAACCTAACAACTCGTTAGTCGAAACGCCAGGCCAAATCTGAAAGTATTTACCTAACAAGCGCCAACGGATGCGTGGGCCAGTAGCGATAAATCCAGACAACAACCATTCCCATTGCTGTGGGCTTTCAGGCCCAAGCATTTCCCAATGTTTTGATTTATCCCAATGGGTTCTAGGAACGGTTGATTCGTAATCTGAGGGTAGATCGTACTTGACCTTTTCAAAAGTGATTGAAGTGCCTGTATACGTCCCTGTAGCGGGTAAGTTGATCGTTACTTGCGTAGCTGAGTCAACTGATTCAATGTAAGCCGCATTTGAGATGCCATTGCCCACAACCTGATACGTTGTATCAAGCCCAGCAGTCGATGGGATGCCGGTAATTGTGTATGTGTTTTCAACCACATCACCAGTCGTTACGCTAAAGACGGTGGTGAATGTGTGTTGTTTGGTTAATTCTCGCCAGTCATGCTTTCGCAAAAACTCATAGCCGGCAGCGTTCATCAACGCCAAGATTTGAATTACATCTTGGTTCGTATTCGATGCCACAGTAGTTGGCGTGGATACACCCAATTCATTGGTAACTTGGGTGACTAGCTGTAGCATCGTTGATGACATTTATTCCTCTTTTTTTGGCCTCCCAACCTTCTTTTCCGACAACTGAGCCATCAAAGCCGCCATTTGCTCTTTGACTTGAGCAAGTTCCTGCTTGGTGTGTTCAATCTCAGTTTGACTAGAAGATTGGTTTTTAACTTGCAAATAACGCCTTGCCAACTCTCGCAAGCCCATCGCACCCATGCCAATACGCTGCAATTGGTTATCGGTAGCGGTAGCAACTTGCTCAACGGTCTGGAACTTAAAGATTTGCAATTCTGCCATTTGCATATCGTTAAAGTTCTCAGGATCGTCTTTTACCCATTGGCTCAAAGGCACACCAATAACTTCTGCGTTATTGTTTTGCATCTGAAAGTGCAACCATTGGCGTGGAAAACGTCTTTTGTGATCTTCCCGAACGGGTTGGTCAACAATGTTCGTTTTATCGCCTGGTACTGTAATTCTAACAAACGGCTTTTCTTTATACGGTTCTTTGTCGTAAACGTAAAATTCAACGTGCAAATGGTTGTCTGCGCTGTGAATATCGCTGTCTAAAGCCAATTTAAGCCCCTGTTAATGTTACCCATGTAGTTGCGGAAGTTGCTTTTACCAACATCGTTTTAGCCGTTGCAAGCGTAACACTTGACGCAGCTGCGTTCATTGTAGTCGTTGTTGCATACGGATAGACGGTAATTGTCTGACCCGAATCATTACGAATAATCATTTCAGCGCCAGTTTCGCATGGTGGCAACTTAACGCCAGTCGATGCTGCTGAAGTCGTAATCGTGTTGTTTGACACGTTTAGCTGCAAAGCATCTGCTGCGGTTGTGCCAGTTGCGACTAGACCGACAGCGCCTTCGCCACAGATTACTTGAGCCGATAACGATGAATTGCCTGCGCCCATAATTCTAGATGGAAATGCCATGATAATCCTTAAAGTTTAGTTACTCATCGCTTTTGCCATTTCGTGCAAAAGTCCATCGCCACATACTTCAATCGTAACATCGTCAAAGCCTGCTACGACATTCTGAAAATCTGTTACCTGTTGTGCCATCCACGGCGCACATTTGTACGTCACATCGTTAATCATAGCGTCAATTACACGTTCTGCGTCATTACTTTCTTGTTTGTAAGCATGGTGTTCGCCATTTCGGTAGCTTGAATCCATGCCAAACATAAAGATGCGCTGAAAGCCTTGCAACTTAGCCAAAATCAAAGACAAGATGCCAACAGTCGTAAACCCGCCCATCAAGTGAACTGGTCGAGCCTTTTCATGCTCAAGCAACTCATAAACGCCAGGCGTATTGGCGTGTACTAGCACCACTTTATAACCTTCCAACGCATCAAATACTGCATCATCGCATTGGCTAGTGATGTAAAACGTAGTCGATTGCTGTGGATTCTGAACAAACCTCACGTTCTCTGGTCGAGCGTCAAGCATCACCATTACGTCAGGAATGATGCCTTGCCCGATCAAATGATCGTAAGAACCGTTCATTGCCCAAACTTTTGCGCCGTTTTGATGACGGGCTTTTAACTGGTCAATCGTGTCAACCAGACTTGGCCCACCACCAACAAGACAGACGCTGCCTTGGGATGACTCGTCAAAATCAAACCAAGGCAGCGACCTTTTTACGGATCGCTGCACATTGCCCAACAAAACGTCAGGCTCTGTGTTCCCTACAACATCAAGTACAGCTTCAATCATTTAGGTGATTTGTGACTGGAGATGTGGACGGTTGATGGTAACGGTAATGGTTGAAGTCGTAGAAGTGACGGTAGTCAGGTTGGCTGAACGAGCAGCAACAACTTGCAGACCGGCAGATGCCAAGACTTTCACACGACCAGCTGTAGCCGACAAGAACAGAGTGACGTTAGGTGCAACGGTAACGGCTGTTTTCTTGATGACTGCATTACCAGCAATTTGATACCAACCGTACAAACCCGCTGTGCAAGCCGACATAGCGACTGCGACAGGTACGTCTTGAACGGCGGTGTTGACAACCAAAGTTGTTTGGTAAGTTGTAGCGTTGTAGCGCACAACAGAACCAACAACAGTTGATGCCACGCCTAACAGCAGGATGAACTCACCCTCGCCATAAGTTGGATCAAATGCACGAACAATAGTGCCAAGTACGGTTGGGGGCGTTGGGATAGTCGTGCCGCCAGCTGTAGTTGTGCCAGAGTCCGTCTGGTCAATATTTAAAAGCCCGATACGGGGTTCGTCGAATGTGTATGCCATGATGGTTTCCTTTAAGCGATCAGAACGCCGCAGAATTGCGGGCCTGAAGATGTGAGGTTGCCGGCAAAACCGATGAGCTTGACGATAGCGTCTTGGTTGACAGCTTGGCGCTCTCCACCAATCGGCACAAAGTTACGATCAGCGTGTGGACGGAACATGATGTACTTGGTGTTCAAGAACCACATATGATTGGCAGTTGCATCGTTACCGATACCACCGTCCAAGATCACATCTGATGCCATGCCAGCGCCGTAGTATTTCAACGATGCAAAGCCTGCGCCAACTGACGAATTACCACCGTCGGAGATGCGTTGAATTGACTGCAACGATTGCAAATACAGCTTGTAATAGTTGTTGTCGCAAACGATCAGATCAGGTTTGTCAGTTCCACGAATCAGTTGAACAGCAAGAGCATCCATGTACGACTGGATGTTTGATGCTGATGTAGCCGAGCCGCCATCAGTCACACCTGAGAACTTAGCCGAACGCCAAAACGAGAACGATGCACGATTGATGCCGCCGTATGTGCCGGTGCTTGGTGCGTCAGGAACAGCAGCGCCGAGGCCTGTGATGTTTTTGCCTGAGTTACCAGTACCGTCTAGGTAAATGTCACCCGAAATACGGTTAGCCAATTGTGCTTCGGCAACCATCATACGACCATCTAGCAAGTCGATGATTGCTTCTTTACCGCTGTTCTGAATCATCTCCAGACCGCTGATTGAAATTGCCGCAGCGTACTGGGTGATCGAGAATTGGGCAGCAGAAATTGGGCTGTTTTGCGAAACGTTCAAAACTTCATAGCCTGAATAGCTATTGGTATTGTCGGTTGCGGCATCTTGGTACATAATTTCTTGCAAAATTACGTTACCGCCAGAAAACGTCTTTACGTTGCCACGTTCTTTCAAACGGCGCAGTAAAGCGTTGTTGTTTGTTACGTTGTCAGCAAGTTCACCGGTGCGGCTTTGAATGTTAGTCGCAATGATGTCGCTGATCGAGCTATTGGCAAATGCCATAGTAATCTCCGATTAGGTTATCAAAAACGCTCATTAAGATTGTCAAACTGTTCCATCAATAATGAACGCCTATCTTGCGCTTTGGTACTCGTTGCCGCCCCTGGTGTTGAGGATTTAACGCTGACCGCTGCCGCCCGAGCCGCTTTCGCTGCCCTGTTCGATTGTTCCCGTTTCGCTGCATCTGCTTGACCCTGTGAGGCTTGCTGATGTTTCGTAAACAGGTCGTTATCTAGGCGTATTGCCTTTTGGTACGCATCATCCAAGTCTTTCGCCACACCGCTGTTAAGCAGTTGGATCATTGTTGGACGAGCTTCCTCAAAATACTCTGCTTTTGATTGAAACTGGTTAATTTCGCTCAAAAGTGCTTCATTCTGTGCATTTTCCTGCTGTTGCTTCCAATTTAACACCTCGCCACGAACTTGTGCAAGCTCGTTTTGAATGGCGTAAAAGTTAGGATCAGTAGGCTGAATCTGCACATCGCTCATGTTGATGCCGTACTGTTGAGCTAATTGGGCAAAATATGCTTGTTTCTGCTGTGGCGATCCGTGGCGCAAGACGTTATCAGCCTCCATCAAGGCTTTCACAGCTTGTGGTGCTTCGATGCCTAAACCACGGATGTTGTTCATGTACGGCTCAATTGCCTGCTGCATTTGGTCAGCATATTGAGCTTTAGTAAGCAAAGGCTGAACCCCTGCTCTCATTTCTTCTTCACGTTTCCAAGCGTATTCTTTTAGCTTTGGATCGGCGGTTGTCCATGCCTCGTGATAGTCCTTCTTCCACGATGCCGGTGGGCGTTCCCAAACTGGTGGCTCTGCCGGTGGTTCAAGATCGGGTTGTTCTTGCGTCTTTACTGCCTCGACTGGTGCTTCATTCTGAACCTCATCGAACTGCTGTGACAGTAATTCTCGACGATCTGGCTGTTCAGTATTTTCCAATTGCATACCCCTTTAGGTAAATTTACGGCGAAGTTGTGAAAGAACTTGATTTGCCTGTTTGTGCGTCATGTTCGCCAGCTGCTGTCGCATAACTTCCCTGCGTGTGTCAACTGGCGGTGGCAACTTGGTTTCCATCTTTTCATTGCCCACTTCAAAGCAATTATGTTGGCGCAAGTGTTCTCGATGTATTGACCGACTCGTAATCATTGATCCGTCAATCATGGATTTATATGGTTGAATATCTGGCATAACCATTGGGCCGAGGCTCTCATAATGCTCTTTTGAGCCTTTTTCAACCAATTCACCATTAACGTATATGTAAGTTTTTTTCATATCAGTAGCAAAACGTCCTCATCGTCCATTTCAAGATAAGCGTTGTAAATCTGCTCAACTTTGTCAAAACTTGCAAGCATGGCATCGTAATTGATAACCGCTGGCGCTTGAATCGTAGCTTGTGTAATTACAAACGGTTGGGCAATTTCTACAGCTAATTCAGGTTTGCCTTCAACAATTCGCTCGTATAACGCTAAAACTTCATCCCGTCGAGCTTTTGCTTTTGCTGCCTCTTTCTTGCGATATTCTTCTTCTTCTTTCTTGCGTTTGCCACCGTCATGCGTGTCAATTTCTATAATTATTGGTGGAATAATTACAGACGGGATTCCCGCAAATGGTAATGCAGCAAAAGAACTAAATCCAAACATTTATTTATCTCAATTTGGTACTAATGAACCAGACGAATTAAAAGTGTGAATAGTATTTCCACCGGAAGATGTAATTGTGCCGCCAGTAAATTTTTGTGCGCCACCGTAAGAAATAATGACTACGCCTGAACCACCTGATCCTCCAGAATAAGTCCCAGTATCACCAATGCCACGGTTTGCGCCAGCACCACCGCCGCCTGTGTTTACAGTGCCAGCACCGCCGTTTCCTGCTATTGCACCACCAGTAGAGCCGCCGCCGCCTGAACCGCCTGAGCCTCCAGTTGAAGATTCAGCCCCGCCGCCGCCACCGCCAGCATAAGTAACCGATGAACCAGAAATAGAATTAGCAGTTCCATTACCGCCGTTACCGCTTGCCGATCCAGTAGCGCCGCTTGCACCACTTCCACCGCCACCGCCAGCCCTTCGAGGAGAGGAAGAACCTGCGCCACCGTTATTGCCTTGACCAGAAGTAGCCGTACCTCCAGCTGTGCCAGCTTCACCTTGACCACCACCGCCAGAGCCGCCGTTTGAGCCAGCGCTGCCTCCCCCTGCACCGCCGCCGCCGCCATCCGCCGAGATACTAGAACCTAAAGAAGAAACAGAACCATTAGTTCCGCTTACGCCACTAGACGCACCAGCGCCACCAGCACCAACTGTAACTGTATACGACGTAATTGTAGATAAAGATGTAGTAGAGGTTAAATATCCACCCGCCCCACCACCGCCAGAAGATGTAGTGCCAGCGCCGCCCCCGCCACCCGCCACAATAAGATACGTTACCGTAACAGGTAGTTTACTAAACGTCTGAAAGAGGGCGTGTGCAGCGAACATTAGTATGTGTACCCTTGTGATACTGTGCCGTACCAATTAGTACCATCAGCAACAAAAGCAAGAATGTCTAATCTGCCAAGCGTTGCGGTAATGGTTGGTGCGCCGTTTGAGTTCCACTTTACCCCTGTAAATGTCGCAGTTGTTGCAGAACCCGCTGCGGGTTGTTTTAGCAACAAAGTAAATGATTTACCCGCTGTCGCTGTAGGCATTGTAAACGTGCAAGCTGTGGCTGATGTTAGTGTGGCGGTCAATACCGTACCAGCTGTGATTGCCAAGGTGGCTGATGCGCCAACTGTGCCGCTTGCTACGATGGTTTCGGTGTAGGCAGTAGGCGTAAAACTAGTTGATGACGTAAGAGTAGTAAACGCGCCCGTGCCAGGTGTTGTTGCCCCCACCGTGCCGTTAATGTTAATACTTGCTGTACCTGTCAAGTTTGTGACTGTACCGCTTGATGGTGTGCCTAAAGCGCCACCACTAGTTAGTTTGGCGTTAAAAGTTGACCAATCGGTTGATGTTAAATAACCATTTACCGAAGCTGTTGCCGCTGCCATTGAGATTGCTGGAGTTGTACCGCCAGATGATGCAACTGGTGCTGTACCAGTTACAGAAGTTACTGTACCTGAACCTTTAGAATTAAATGTATTCCAATCAGTAGAAGTCAAATAACCATTGACCGATGTGGTAGCCGCAGCCATTGAAATAGCGGGAGTTGTGCCACCTGACGATGCAACTGGCGCTGTGCCTGTAACACTAGTTACCACTCCGGTTAAATCGGCGCTTGGAATGGTAGCCGATGCGGTCATTGCTGCCGTACCGTTTGCTTTGACGTAACCAGTTAACGTGCCAACCCCTGTGCCGCCGCTTGCAACTGGTAACAAAGCACCGCTAGGCGCAATGAGAGTTGTACCTTCGCCGTATACCGCTTTCTCAGCAGGGTAAGTAACAAATACAGTCAACGTTCCGCTAAACGATATTGCGCTGCCAGTAGACGATGAAATCAGCGTTGTACGAGCAAGCGTTCCCGCCCCCACCGTACCAACACCAACTTCCCATGCACCTGTGTCGCTTTGGATTGTGTAATAGCAAGTATTACCGTTGCCAATGCCTGCGCTAAAGGTTTGGTAGCCAGAACTAGCGCCAGCAAGCGTTAACGTGCCTGTGCCTGCCGTGGTGCTTGTTTCCTGTACACGGTCTGCGAGAACGAGTGCCATTATTGAACCACCTCTACGCCAATTGCTTTACCGTCTGCGCCCCGAATGATTCGTTTAGGCGCAGCCATTACGCCAACAGCGCCATCAATGCGGTTCATCGTCTGACCAATCATGTCAGCCATGTTAGTTTGCATTTCGTTCATTCGATTCATCGCAACGGCTAGATTATTACCCAATTCTTGCGTGACTTTCTGACTTGCAGCCTCTTGTGCCTCAAGCAATGGAATATCCATGCCAGGGTTAGCGCCGATCCTTGCCACCGTGATCTTAGTGGCCTGCTCAAGCTCAACTTTCCAACGCTCTAACTGGTCAGCGTGATCTAGTTCTGCTTGTTTCATAGCTTGCAAATGTTGTTGTTTCTGCGCCTCAAGTGCTGCGTCGGCTTGCATCTTCATTTGTGCAATCTGCATCTCAGCCTGTGCTTTTGCTTGAGCAATCTGCCCATCTGCCTGCACTCGCATTTGTTCAGTTTGCGCCGTGGCTTGCATTTTCATTTGCTCAGTCTGTGCTTGAGTTTGCATCCTCATTTGCTCAAATTGCTGCTCTGCTTGCATTTTCATCACCTCTGGGTTTGGTGGTGGTGGTTGCTGCGACATTTGCTGTTGTTTCATCTGCAACTCTTGCATAGCTTGGTCAATCGTACCCTCAATCGGTGCGGCTTTTTTATATGCGCCAACGCCAAACTTGACCAGTTCGATCAGCATAGGCACTAACTCTGGCGCTTGCTGACCCATTGGCAACGCTTGCGTCAAGAATCCACCCATTGCTTGCAAGAACTCAACTCGTTCACGTTTGTTTTGGTTCTCGTCGATCTGCACCAAACTATCTGAATCCACTTGGATACGGAACGAGCGTAGCGGTTTGTCTTGAATTAACTGCAACGCCTGTGGGATTAACGCCTGATCTGCCGGCTGCATACCTTGTGCGGCAGCGTACATAAGGATCGTTGTCGGTTGAAATTTAGTGCAAATAACCTGTGCTTTTAGTTGGAATAGCTCACTCGCAAACAGGGCAACATCTTCTTGCATCGAGCGCAAGCGCAGTCCTGCATACTGACCCTTAATCTGTTGTGCCGTAGCGGTTTCAGAGGCTTGTCCCTGTCCCCGAATAATGTCACTAATACCTGTGATTTCATAAATTTGGGTTTTGATTTCATTCATTGCTCGATAGCATTGCATGAGCGTTGCCGCCATCACATCAATTGGCAACAGGTCAATCGACCCTTTTAATCCGCCCTTTTCAGAGAACGCCATCCACTTATCGACTGGGATTAGTGTGTTGTTATCGCCTTCAGTTAAAAGACGCTGCAAAGTGGGTTGTGATGCGTCATAGACCCCACGCACACGCAACGCCTTAACCAACCCGTCAATGCGGTCAGTCAGAATATCTAGGTCTGTCGCTTGGTCTTGATACAGCACAAAGTCAGGCACAGGCACAAGCGTGTCACTCGTCATCGTGGCATACAAAGGTTTGGCGCAAGGAAAGAAGTTCTCAAGCTCTAACGGATCGTCACGTTCGTCAAGAATGTTTGGGCAACTCTTGCTAATCCAGTACACCTTGCCGCTTTCTTTGTCCCAAAGCTCACAAATCTTAGCCCGTGTGAAGTCTTTGGATTGGGTCGAATATTGCTTATTGGTTTCAGGCCCTGCATCCAACGGGATAGATTTAGCAGTTTCCTCGCCAAATCGTTCAATCAGGCTGTCTTTGGTCATGTACACCCAGCGCCAGACTTGAGTGACTTCTTCCCATGTACGGGCAACTGAATGTCCAAAGTCTTTCCAATGCACATAGTCCGTAGGCGCACACTCGTACTCGATTTCCTCTTGCTGCTCGACTTCCTCGCCCATAGCGCCATCAAGCGTCATAGCAGTCTTGACTTGCTGACCCGTACTGTCAACCTCGTCCACATCTTCGGTTACTTGCAGCCCATCTTCGGGAATATCTTGCGCCCGAACGTGCGGCTCGTACCTAACCCATGCCACACCTCGACCACCCAAGAACCTGTCCTCAACTGCGTGTTTCATGGTCGATCTGAAATCGGTGTAATGCTCGATCTCAAAGTCCAAGGCACGTTCAATCAATTGACTGGCAACACGGGCAACTGGATCGTTATCCCCAAAGCGTCGAGATACGTCAGCCTTTGGCAACCTGGCATATACCGCAGGGATTAGCGTCTGTACGTTAGACCACAGAATGTTGAATTTAGCGGTTTCGTTGGTGTTCTGATTGCGGTTGTCATCACGGTAGCGCCTCACAATCTTATTTGTGCGAGCTTCCCATTTCTTGAACTCATTGTCGTATTGGCTAATTACGTTTAGCCACTTCTGAACGCCGGTCAATGCTTCCATCTTAGTATCTCGCAAAAATTACGTCACGGTTTACCCGCCCGACAATCTCGTAACCCCAATCTTGGAGTAGGTTGATTGTGTCCTCGTCGCTGTACCCGTATCGACTGCCCAAGCCCTTTAGCTCTAGCGTGATAACTGGGTGTGTCTTTTTGATCGTGCGTTCTGCGCCTAGCAATGCTAGATGCTCATAGCCTTCAATGTCTAACTGGATGAAATCGCAGTTATCTACGCAAAAGGAGTCAATTGTTAGCACCCGAACGTCATTGCCAGCCTTTAATTGATGCGCCCCAATATTCTCAGGGTATGGGTGATCGACTGACGCTGTGCCTTGTTTCTCACCAAATGCTGCCCAATGATGCTCAATGTTGGCGTGGCCTGCGACATTCAGTAGTAACGCCTGATAGTTGACTAAGTCAGGCTCGACTGTAATCACACGATCAAATTGTTCCGCCATCGTTGCGGGATACACGCCGATATTGCCACCGGCCTGAATGACTGTGCGAAACTGGTTCATGTGGGTATAGCTCACATTCAAGTCTGGTAGCTCAACCAAGAGTGCGTTAATGCAGCACTCGTCAATATCGGGAACTTGCCAACCTTCAACCAATTTCATACGGTATCCTTGTTTGTTCCCACGGTCTAGGCTTGCCGTGGAATATCACCACCTTGGCATTGTCTAGCCCTTTTGGTAGCACATCAGCCTTAAAGCTCACAATTCCATCTGCGATGTCTTGCCAGTACGTTACTTTGTCCCGCATAAAGTGTTCAATGTAAGCCTGGTCACCACCCGCCGTGTACATCTGTAATGCAGCAAACTTATCGTACAAATCAACAGGTTTCGACCAATACATCATGCTTGACTGCATGGCTTTCGGGTTGTATTGACCCCGATAAACATCACGCATAATCACAAAATCGTGCTGTTTTGCCGCCTCAATCATTGCCGTACAGTCACCAATAATGACGGTATCCAAGTCAAAGTACAACGCACTCGATAGCCGAAACAACTCCATTTTTGCCCACCAACCCGCCCAATCGTGCCGCAACGGTATGGTATCGCAACTTAACTGAATGTCTGACAAACAGACAAACTCATGCGGTGGCAAATACTTAGCGCACATTCGTTGCAGCTTGTAAACGTGCTGCGGCTCAAAGTCCCCACCAGACCGCAAGACCGAAGCTACGATCATGCGCTAAAGATGCCAATTGCCAACACTTCCACGCCTGCGCCAGTTGTGATCTTCCACGCACCGTTGCGAGAAATAGCGTTAATTTCAATGTTGTATTGACCAATACCGCCGCCTGGCAATGCTGGCAGAATCGTGTGCGAGAACCCTGTGCCATCTAGCAAGATGACGTTACCTGTGGCAGCTGTGCTGACGGTGCAACACAAACGATGAATGTAGTCACCAGTTGCGCCTGTGCCGCCTAATACTTGAGCCGTTTGGCTTGCTGCAACGTGTTCGTATTGGTATCTAAAGGGATTCGGTACGCCACTCATAATCTTCTACTCCTAACGGTTGTGTGGGTTGCCCACATATCATTCAATGTAACTGTGTTCTCTGGCCCGACAATCAACGGCTTAACCATATCTGGCTGCTTAACCTTCGGCTCTAACCTCCAAGCAATCGCAAGCATCCTAAACGCATCTGCTGGGTGGCTTGTCCAATCATGCCTAGGCGTTTGCCTAAATGCCTTCTTATCCTCGTCGTATTCCCGCTGATATTGCCTTAGTGCCTCAAGCCCATCGTGCGTTCGTTCAGCATCAAACCAACACATCGGCAACATCTGACGCACCGCTTGAATCCCGTCTTGCACCGACAAGTCAGGCACAATCGCCATGTTGTTAATCCCTAGATACTCACTCAACTGCTCAATGACTGACTTACCCGCTGCTGCTAGTGTTTTAGCCCTTGCATCGTGCGGTAGGTAATGTTTTGCGTATTTATACGGCTTTTCTACGACTATTTTAGCTATTTCTGCAATGTTTGCACCACTTATTGCAAAATAATCAATGATGTGAATTTCGTTGCGTACCACTTGATACCACCAAATAGCCGTGTCATCTCGGTAGCCCAAGTCCCAAGCCGTGTATGTAGGTAGGTGCGGATCGTAATCAACACGCCTAACTTGCCCTGCATCTGTGATTTTGCGTAAGTCCTCGCCAAAGAAAGCGCCGACAATGGCAGCTTCGAATGAGCATTGAAATTCTTGCAAAAACTGGTCTGGTGAAATCTGTGCGGCAGCGGCTTTAAGTTCTGCTTCGGGCAACAGCCCCGATTCGGATGCTTTTAAGACAAGGTGAAACCACTCGTCAGGCGTTCGCCTAGCTGTTTCGTATATATCCCAAAACTGATTTTTGCCCTTTGGAGTCCCCGCAAAGACGCACCAGCCCATTTTGTCACTCAAACACGGTCTTACGACATTACCCCAAACTGACGGTCTAAAGTCACCGTACTCATCCATGAACACGCCATCAAAGCCTAGTCCACGCATAGCATCAGCGTTGTCAGCACCAAACAAGCGTATCTTGCCGCCAGTTATGAGTTCAACCGTCAGCTCGGCCTCGTTGGATGCCGCAAGGACTGGTGCTGCAAAGCGTTTAAGATAGTCCCAAGCCACGGACTTAGCCTGGCTGCGAAATGGCGCAATGTACGCAAATAGTGGGCTTTCAGTCTTGCACATGAGTGCGGCACGGATAATGTCGTTAATTGCTGCGACAGTCTTGCCTGCTCGACGGTGGGCAACAAGGCAAGCCCAGCGCTCGGTGCGGTTGTGAAACGGTTTAAACGCAGCCCGTGGTTTATACGGGATTGTTTCTACTCGTCTTGCCATTTCACAATCAGTTCAATCGGGCTGTTATCCACGCCACTATGTTCGGTTCGTGCAAGTTTAGGCGAGGCAAACTCTGCTAATTGAGCAATCAGCGTCAAAGCACCCTTTGGGTCTGGTTTAACTTGATCGCCATCACCGTGGGCAACGGTTTCTAGCCACTTGCCAACGTTATCAGCGTTGTTCTCAAGCAATGCTGTAACGGTATCTCTAAAGGCTTTTGTTGCCTTGTTGACGCTACCCTTCTTTCTGCCGATCCCTGCTGCGGGTGGTTTAGGTCGCACACCAGACTTCACTACTTTGCTGATTTCCATATCTTTTCTCAATGGTCTTAGATTTAAGATAGATTGAGTTTAGCTTACTTATTGCGTTCGCTGATATTCTTAGCTTTTGCCCTTGCATCTTCTTTGCTTGATGCACCCCATGCTTTCAAAGCTAGGGCTAGTCTGGTCGGTTTCCCGTCTTTCTCCATTGGCCCTGGCATATTGCCCATTCGTGCGAGAAAACTGGCTCGTCTTGGGTTATCGCCTGACTTGACTGGTGGCTTGAGGTTCATGCCTTCTGCTTTGGCACTCGCTCGACCCTTGGCATTTAGACCGCCAGCAGGGTTCTTGCCCTCTTTGCGTTGCCAAGCCGCTGTCATTTCTTCTCGTCTTTAGCTGTCTTAGCTGATTCTTTGAAATCTTTAGCGGTTGGTGCGCCTGGATCGCCTGGCTTTCTCATGCGTTCACCGCTGCCGGCTTTAATCCGTTCCTGTTTCGCCAAGATGTTGGCGTATAGTCCCGCTTTCATTTGAACGCCCTCAATTTGTAAAGTGTTGAGTTTAGTAGCCCTGCGATTTCATCAATGATGTTCTGTAGCTCTGTGTCTTTAGGCAATTCGTCACGAATGTCTTTTACAAAGGCTTTGACGCTTGTGATGTACTTAACTGGGTCTGTGGCTAAGTGAAAGTCTTTGGGATAGCTTTTAATCTGCTCGTAAGCCCCTTGGTAGGTTTCTGCCCAAGTATCAACTAAGTCGATGATGCCTTCGTAGTATTTTTGCAACGCTTTATGCTTGGCATAAGAGTCTGTTTGCAAGTGCATAAAGTGTGCGTTTGTCCCGCTATGGAACAAGGTTGCAACGAATACAGCAGGATAGTCCATAGTGACCTCACAAGATAGCTATCACAATTGTACAACCGCCGCCTGATTTAATCGACCCCCTTGCAATCTCTATTTTGTCAAACTGTCCGTCATCGTCAAACACGCCGGCATCTTGCAATGCGTCAAATAAGCCTTTTAGCCTATTGTCTAAATCAATGCTGCGCCTATCCCTTGGGAAGATAGTGATGATCGCCATAAGCCTGTTTGAGCCAAAACTGGGTATTTTGTTGATTGTGACGTACTCTTGCACCGCTAGTTTGTAATCCCTGCCGCCCTGACTGAGGATTGTTCTGCCTCTGAAATTGCGCCAATATGTGTTAACTGATGGCGGTAGCGGCAGTTGCAGGGTAGCAATCACAATAACGCCTCTGTCTGGGTTAATAAATCTTCTTCTGTAACCCCATACTTTTGAGCAAACGCCTTTTTACCCAATCCATGTAACCCGTCATTGCCCACATGATGAGTCGGGCATAGCGGTATAACCGGCGAATTTTCACGTTTCATTCCTAAGCGTCTAATGTGGTGGATGTGACTAGGCGTTTCCCCATATCCCAAGTGTCGGCACAACGAGCAACCAAGGTTAGCCAGTTTCTCGTAATGCTTACGCTGCGCTTTGGTCAACTTGAGCCTCTGTCCATTCTTG